CCGTAAATCCGCTACGAGATTATTAAGTCTCCTATCCGATTCTACCGCAGACTTGATACTGTAGTCCCCGGTAGCAGCTACATACTGGTTTAGCTTCCGTTGCGCTGTGCGCTCGTCAGCGCGAGACACGACAACGAAAAGTGTGAACTGTAGGGTGGTCAAACCCTGGTTGAAAGCCCCGTCAAAACCAATCTGCTCAAGGCTCAGAACCGCGACAGGAGGGTTCACCATATCGGGAACGTTCTCCGCCGTCCTCAAACCACTAATCGTGGCAAGATTCACGGCAAGCTGTTGCCTAATTGCCTGAATATCCACGGTTACGCCATCCTAATACGGCAGTACGGCTCCAATAGTGTGGCAATGTCAGGGTCAATCCGTGACAGGCGAACGACGCCCATGGAGTCGAATCCTGCCACCCCCATAGGACTATCGGCTCTTTTAAAATATCTGGCGGACTGGAGGATACAAGCCTGCTCCACAGCGTCAGGTACAGCAGACCAACCGAATGTACCCGTCACCTCAACAGTGGCTTCCTGCCCCGCAGTCGGGAACCAATAGTCACCCACAGCACGAATGTGTGTAGTCGGGGAAGGGATACCACCAGCGATACCGTTCAACGGCTCCAGTTGCCGATCATTAGTTCCCCAAGTCTGGTCAAACACACCATCAACGTTGGTAGAAGTCTTCAACGTGGTCAGTGAAGCCAGGTCATCAATCTCGACAATGAAGTTGTCGTAAGGAATGTAAACCCGTGAACCCTCAGTCGTGTAAAACACACGCTCGGTAAAGTTGTCGATTGCGCGTGACGCTGCGGTAACGCAAATCTCAAGCCAAGTATCATCCACATTGTCCGTGATGCCCAGCGAAAGCTTGATAGTAGTTAAATCAGTGTAGCCGTTTGTGATCGCCATAAGTCCTCCACATCTAGTCTATCGTGGCGAATCCCAGGCGTTTCGTCTGCGACGCTCCAAAGACCACGCGCCCTGACCGTAATTCTGTCGCGCCATCTTGTCGTTGTAATACACCGAGTTCGACCTAAAGGATTCAGCGTTTTTCTTGTTTAATTCATCGTCACTTCTAATAGTTGACGAATTTTCGTGCTCAGTAGGAATAAAAGCTGACCGAATACTCACCCCGAGGTGTTTTGCACGTCTCTCGTAGTCGTTGTCTTCAAAATATGCCGGGTATAGGGCTTCGTCGAACAAACCGACTCGTTTGATGACCTCTTCGCCGACACAAAACGTGTGCCAAAAGGGAAACACATCAGCAAGGGTTATCTCGTCTCTACGGGCCTCTGAGAGGCTCTGGAGGGCACCTGGCAAATAAACCATGTCGTTAGAGGCAAAAAACCACCTGTCAGCGTGAGGTAACAGTTTGATACCAAGATTCCACGACGCAGCCACCCCCAGGTTCGACGGCAGATTCAAAACGTGTACGTTCTCCACAAACTCAGAATGTAGAACATCGTAGAACTCGCCACCATTATCAATAATCAGCAGATCGCGTACCGGGTAGTTGATTGACTGAAACATTCGACGCAACAAGTCATACCTGTTCAACACCGGCACAATCAGATTAGGTAACATCAGACACCCTGAAACGTGTGACCCTCAAGGTTGAAATTCACAAACGGGTTCAACGAATACACCTCAACCGAGTAGTTCTCTTTCAACCAAGCCTTCATCCGCATCAAATGTTGATTGTAAATATCCCACGGGGCGTGCCCAGGCGGGTACTCGTCCACACGATGCTCACCATCAATGCTTCCACAATCAGCACCCACCAACACAATGTTGCTTGCACCCATCCACGCAGCCAAGTGCATTGACCCGTGAATAGAAGAAGACCCGAACACAATCTCATCTTTCTTGGCGTGCTTATACGGGTCAAAGTTCCCACCCTTCGGCACACGATCAGACAAGTGATTGAAGATAACTTGCGCGTCATCCTTCACACAACCCTCCGGCGGCAGGTTCGCCTTGTTAGGGTGCCAACGCGAAGAACACACGTCATGCGTGACCGCAGCCATCATCCCAGGATTAGTCAGATTATCCAGCACGTTGTAGTGGTAATGCGTAAACAAATAGTATGCGCTTAGGTCAAAGTGTTGAGCAATCAGATTAGTTGCTATACAAATCTTGCCGTCAAAGAACCGAGGCGACAGGTAGCCGACAGACGCACCAGAACCGAACACCCAGATAGTAGAACCAGGGTGCTTATCTTTTAGAGTGTCAAGCCGTTTCAAACTCTGTCCTTAGCAATGGCATCCAGTCGCGCTTCCACACAGTCTCAATATCAAAGTCCTTAGCGAAAGCCTTAGTAACCTCCGACTTGCCGTGACCCAGATCGTAAGCCTGCTCCAAAGCGTTCACAATCGACGGCACAGAAGGTGTCTGCCACCAAGACAACTGACCGGCATCCCACACCGGGACACCATCAACCAACCAACCGTCCTCAGCCACAAGGTCCTGTGACGCGGCCCAGTTAGACGCAATAACTCTTGTACCGCAGGCTTGCGCCTCAATCGTTGGCACACCAAACCCTTCACCCATGCTCGGAGCCAACAAAACATCCATACCCGTGTAGTAAGCAGCCAGGTCGTGTTGCGGGGAACCGTAACGGTACTCAAGCGGGTTCACCAACAAGACAGACTCTTGCGGGACACCCAAACCCTTCAGCATTTCCAACAAGTTCCAACCAATACCACCACCGGTAGCGTCAGTGTGCAAATACAGTACAGCGTCACTGTGTTTCTTCTGGAAGATACTAAACGCCATCAGATTCTCACTGAAAGCTTTACGGTGCATCAACCCAGAAGCTTTATTGGCAGCAACCATACCCACAACAAACTTGTCACGGCTCTTCCAATAGTCACGCACATCGTTACCGCTACTGAGTGTCCAGTTCTCCTTCAACACCTTCGTGTCAATACTGTGAGGTATATACACGTTGTCTATACCCTTGTCGTTCATTTGCCGGTGACCGAACGGTGACATAGCAATAGGGAGAACGTTAGGTCGGCGTAACCACTGTTCAACCTTCGACGGCATCGTAATGTGATCGAGAGGCGTCCACGACCAAATCTGACGCATCTTCTCATAATGTGCAGACTCCAAAACCCACACATCATAAAGCGTGAAAAACAGGTCCTTCTTCTGGACCGAGTTACTCCACGTCATAAAGTCCAAAGGTGCCGTGTCCTGCGCGTAACCAGTCAAGCTACGAGGAAAGTGAGTCGCCTCACCATAAGGTGTGCGAATAACATCAATCTTGCCCTCAAGACCAAAGTTAGAAAAGTTAGCCACGTCCAAACCTTGACGTAACAGAAAGTCAATCAGGTATTTGACCTGTTGACCATACCCAGTCGGCACATCATAAGAGTTTGAGTAAATACCAAAAGCACCAGATAGTTGTTCCTGCAATGCAGGGTTCCCCTTTTTTCCCATAACAGGAATCTTAGCAAACAGAAGGGCCGGGGCAACCCACAACCCCGGCCCTTCAGCGTGTCGTCTAATACTAGGAGCCAGCTCCCACGAAGTATTTGACGTGACCAGCGTGAGTCAGGTCACCATCAACGCGCATCAAGAACCGGTAGAAGGTCTGGTCCTTGTTGAAGGCGTAGTCGGTGCTTGACGCAACCTGGAGGCCACCGGCCATGCGAACCTTGTAGGAAGGCATGTGTCCGAAGATGACGGACTTCGCACCGGTAGCGGTAGATGCCATTGCGGGGTTCTCGAAGATCGGGAATCCAGCGAATGAATCGGGCTGTCCAACACCAACCTGGTACAGGTACTGTCCAGAGTTGTCCTTCAGCTTACGCATTGCACCAAGCGAAGAAGTGTTAGCCATGTAAGCAACACCAGGCAGGCGACGAGCTGCACCGTCAAGGCTGTAAGCCAGGTCGATGAGGTTGTCAGCGGTGAACGCACCAGAAACGGCGGTTCCACCAGTGATACCAGAACCAGCAGCGGTCACGATACCGTTAGGCTTGCTCGATCCGTCACCAGTGGTGAGGACGGAGTTAACCGTGTAACCGATAGCGTTACCAGCCTGCTCAGCGAGGAGTGCTTCAAGGTTGAATCCTGCATCAGCGATCAGCTCGTTGCTGACTCCGATGAGGAAGCTGTACTTGTAGGCTCCAAGCGTGATGCTTGAGAAGGTGGGGTCGGACTCAGAGATTGCCGAACCTTCGGTGACGAGTGCAGCAGTGCTGTACGCGGTCAGGGTCGGAACAGTGATGTCCTCACCGGAAGTGGTGTTGAAAATCTCGGAGGTGTCCAGCATGGGACCAACGAGACGGGCAACCTGGAAAACCTGGTCGTAGAACGAAACAGGAACAGTGTTGCTGGAGGTAACGAGCGCACGCTTCTCGAACGTGTGCGAACGCATTTCTCCCATACCAATGGCGCGAAGAACGTCACCCTCGTTACGAGCCTCTTCAGAGGGCACATAACCGCGTGAAGCCTCGGCAGCCTCGGACTTACGCTCTTCCTGGCGCTGTGCAACAGCAATCGCCTCATCAGCGCTGCGGATGTCAGCCTCAAGAGCGTTCACCTTGTTTAGAGTCTCAGCGTCAAGACCGCCACGCTCTTCTGCCTTGTCCAGGGATTCCTGAATCTGAGCAGTAAGGTTTGCGCGGAGTTCTTGCTGAGACTTTACGAACTCAGACAATTTTGTCTCCTTATAGTGTGATTACAAATACAGTCGCGCTGACGCAGACTTTCACACGGCGGTGCTAACACTCAAC